TAACTCCATTCCGTTCTAAAGTAGCTTGCACAGGTAGTTCCTGTGTTTAGCAATGGGGACGAACGAGTCCCCCTTCCAATCCTTACAGCGGTTGCCAACTGAACCGCTACCTCACCATGTGAAACACAAATGGCATCGAAATCGAACAAGGATACAACTCAGAAGCCAGTTTTTTCTTGTACTGCATCTGACTCCAACGGCAACCATGAAGAATCTCATCAGGGACGTATCATCAGAAACATCGTTGTTTTTGGTGACAATATCCCTGGTTGGAAGCGTCTGGTTGCTGAAGGCCATAATGCGACAACCACTATGGTTGGTACGAAGACTACTACTTCTGTGCATCCTGGTTCGCTTAAGCTCGTTCTTAGATCTGTTTTTGCAGATCCATCCGAGCCTGATGTCGTGAGTGAATCACAGGGAATTCATATTCCCGGCTCTGGGGCTTCGTCCCCACCTTTCAGCTTGTCTGAGGCGGATAACCTGGCGATGATCGACTTCCTGAGGAACTGCAAGGATGCGCAAACCCAAATGCAGGGTGGCACATTTCTTGCGGAACTTAAGGAAACAATCGATCTTATCAGAGCCCCGATGAGACTGCTCCACAATAGAACCGCATCCTTTATAAAAGAGCAACGTTTAGTTGCTCGAGGAGTGCGTCTAACGCCCCTTAAACTTAGGGCGAAAGCTATTGCACGAGCTGTCTCAGAGGGCTGGCTGGCCTACTCGTTTGGCATTTCTCCAACGATACACGACATTAACGACGGCTTCGAGGCTCTTTCAGAGCTGACTCACCCGAGTCGGCCATACACTTTCCCCGTAAGGGGGAAGGGTTCTGCTAGAGCGTCGGAAGACGGCGGTGTCTTATCGTCAGGGTTTGCCATCTGGGGAACAAATGGTATTGGGCGGTCTCTTGTTAAGCATTCCCGATTTGTCAGGTACTATGGCAAGATTCATCTTCCGATGACTCAAGTCACGGTGCTTGATAGGTTCGGGCTAAACTTACGAGATATCGTTCCAACCATATGGGAAGAAATTCCCTGGTCATTCCTTGCTGATTACTTCTCCAATATTGGTGATGTACTCGAGGCCTGGAGTTTCGATCAAGCTCTTATTGAGTGGGTGTCTAAGGGGTCTCTTACTAAATCGCTGAGTATCCTCACGGATCTTCGGCAGATGAAGGAAGTGACTCCGGGACCTTCATTCACTAAGCTTGAGTACTCTGGCTTCCCAGGCTATGTTGACTGGACCACCACCTCAGTAGTTAGGGAGGTCGTTAACGGGGGTCTCCATCCGAGTTTTTCGGTGGAGCTTCCCGATCGCGGCCGCCTTAGGAAACTTGCAAATGCAGTTTCCTTACTATTTGTTAGTGGTGGTTCCAGAAATCCCTATGCCCGTTTGGGCTAGGATCCTTTGGGGTATTATTACTCCTTCTTCCACATTAATGGTGGTTTATATGTCTGTTAAAAGTCTGGATCTCTCCGCCCTCACGGGCGGCGCACAGACGGGGTTTACTTCGCCGACGTACGATAGTACGCTTGCGACTGCCCCGAGCTCGAATGGTGTATTGTGGATCGTCTCTGCTAAGGGTGGAACCCAAGCAAATGTACGAATGCACACAATCTCGGATCCCTTTAGTCTCCTGGTTCAAATTCCTTCGCAGTACAAAGTACTGCCGAATGCGAATCCGGTGACGGGGGTCCGAGGCGCCATTCCGCGCAATACGTTGTTTCTGAAGCTCACTAAGGGCGTTCAGATCGCGGCAAACTACTCGCCTGTTCCGATGGTTATCCGCATCACTGCGGATATCCCAGCTGGATCAGATGCGTACGATGCCGCGAATATTCGGGCTGCGTGGAGTTACTTGATCGGCGCTCTGACAGATGTCAGTGCCGGTCTCGGTGACACCAGCGTGGATGGTGTGCTTTAAACCAGGTCTAAACAACCTAATTTCCCTGTCGCTTAATCAACGGCAGGAGAGGTATTTATGGCACTTCCTCCAAGTTGGTTTTCGCGTAAAGCGAAATACATCGCTGTCGTTGCGACGCTACTCCTGGCTCTGGCTAACGGTACTCCTGTTAAGGATGCCGTTAGTCACGCTCTGGGAGCATTTGTCGCAGCGGAATAGCCCTGCTCTTTACTCAATGAGGTTATCCGAATGAGTTACGCAATGTTACAAAACGTCCGAATTGTCGATTCAACCGAGTCTTCCGACTTGATTATCGATCTTTGCTTTTCGAGTTTAGATGTTGTCAACGCTTTTAGCGATGGCATTATCGAGACCCTTAAAGCAGCTACTCTGGAATACCATTTCGACTGGTTCTCTTTTATTAGAGAACCTTTACCCGAAGTCGACGAAGAAGTAGGGCTTTTTTATGCTCTAACTCTTCGCCGTTGGTATTCACCCAACAACCGCAGGCGTCTTTGTTGGCGTCCGTTTGTTGAGCGAGAGGTTCGTGACGGTGTGCACCCATTGTGCAGCTGGCTCGGACTCCTTCTTGAGAGTGCTCTCATCCGTTACTCTGCCCCCTGGAAAGGGCAGCAGAGTAGCGGTTCAACCGAGGTTTTCCACCTCGACGAGAATGGTGATGTGAAACTACTTCCGCTGGCTGCCTTTAACGAGGTTTATCCTCGTATAGACGACAGCGATGGTAGTTCTACTCACTGGAAGCGCCTTAACTAAGCGCCTCCGCACTTGAGCTAATCTTCAACGTATAGGAGAGGATCATCATGGAGTTATCTCCAGACGCTATTTACTCTCATCTGCATGCAGATCTATCCGAGTCTGTTGGCTCCTCCACCGCGGATTTTATTGTCCAAGGTGGTGACCGATGGCCCGGAATGAGCCCACGCGAGGCAGCTGCACGGAGTATCTGGAACTCCATTCTCAAGAAATATGAGGGTGAAGTAAAACCAGAAGCCGATACTGCTGCATTAGCTAAGTTCCTTGAATGCAATAATGCATGCAAGGACTGGACTCTGCAACTGAACACATCACGAGACGAGGCATTGTGGGGCGAGCTTAAAAACTCGATCTACAATTTCTGGAACCGTGGTGGTTATCCTCTAGTGCACCACTTAGACGATTGTCTAGAAAGGGGCCGTTCAGGTCCCGGTGCTGCTACTAAGGCTAGAGGGGAGGACTTCTACACGAAGTTCTTTTCTTCTCCTTTGAGTTGCAAGACCCGCTTCTTGTACGATACGTACAAGCGATATGTCAGTCATTTCCCAGATTGGGAGAAAGCCGAATCAATAAGGCTTGCCTCCTTTGGGGAACCTGTCATATTTGCAGGTAGCCGTTTATGCTTTGTTCCGAAGGAAAGTGAAATTTCCCGTACGATATGCGTCGAAACCTCACTGGGGATTTATTTCCAGCTCGGATTCGGTGCTATCATTGAGGACCGTTTGCGAAGCCGCTGGGGTATTGACCTCAGCGACCAGCAGGCCCGCAATAGGGATCTGGCGCGCATTGGAAGCATGACAGGTCGATTTTCAACGATCGATCTATCCTCTGCTTCCGATACGATATCACGAGCAATGCTAAAAGAAGTTTTACCAATTGATTTTTACAATTGGCTGGAGCTTCTTCGTAGTACGTTCGTGGAAACACCTGACGGTGTGCGCCGCGATTTGCACATGGTTTCAACAATGGGTAACGGTTTTACGTTCCCATTGCAAACTATGCTCTTCGCTTCTGTAGTTGAGGCCTCATTTCGACTTAACGGGATTAAGCCCGTACGTTCGATACATGGGGAGCACATTGATGGGTCGGGTAACTCCCGACCCATCTTTGGGTCATCGAAAAACTTTGGAGTGAATGGAGACGATATCGTCGTTCCGGATATTATAGTCCGTGACGTAATTCGCCTTCTTTCATTCCTAGGTTTCAGGGTGAACTCAACTAAGACCTTTGTCGAAGGTCCTTTTCGTGAGTCCTGTGGTGGTGACTTTTTCCAAGGTCACCCCGTCCGTGGCGTTTATCTTAAACGTCTGCGGACCCAGCAAGACTTATCTTCTGCGGTAAACCAGCTGAACCTGTTCACGGCAAGGACAGGCGTTTACCTTCGTCATTTAGTAGGTTACCTGCTCACTAGAGTGAGGCGACCGAACTACGTGCCGTTTTGGGAAAACGACGATGCGGGGATCAAGGTTCCCGAGTCATTCCTGGCTGAACGTTGGAAGTGCGAAAAAACCGGTAGTTTACTCTATCGGCCTTATCGCGCTCTTGGCGTGAAGCTTCGGATTCTTGACTCGGTTATCAAGTCCCCCCGTAACGTTCGGCAGCGAATCTATAACCCGGAAGGGTTATTGATAAGCTTATTGCAGGGGTCGATTCGCTCGAGTACTA